TTAATACTAATGACGAGTAAATATAGTCACCTGCCTAATCATATGGTCAAAAAGGTGCTCTACCTTGATGCACCTAAAAAAGAAAAGGTTGCTCTTCTTGATTATTTGCGTGAAGAGTATCTTGTAAATACAGCTAATTATTCTTTTGCCTCGTTTTGTGAAGCTGTAATGAAAGATGAAAAAGAGGTCAATCCCACAACGGGAACTGGTGTATCCGTTGTATTGCAAGGATTTCATAGAGAATGGTGTAAGCATCTTGAAGAAAATGATCGTTTAATAGTATTCTCACCTCGTGAAACAGGCAAATCCTTTATATTTTCTGTGGCTTATACACTTTGGCGACTTGGTACTGATTCAAATCTTAGAATAGCAATAATTTCTTCTGCATCCCACCAGTCTAAACGTATCCTGGCAACGATCAAGCAATATATAATGGTCGACCCCGATTTGAAACGTGTGTTTCCCAATCTCAGGCCCATGATGGATGAGATTAATACAAACAAACCTAAGAAATGGACTGTTGAATCTATGCTTGTAGATCGTCCGCTTGCATCAAAAGATGTTTCAGTTGTGAGCTACGGTATAGGATCAAAGTCTATATTAGGGTCAAGATTTGATCTTGTTTTACTTGATGATGTTTTGGGTCAACACAACACCTCAACCCAATCTGAAATTGATAAAGTTATTGAGTGGTATACGAATACTCTTGAAAAGTGTCTTGTCGAAACAGGTCAGATAGTTTGTGTCGGTACTGCATGGAAAAGCAATGATCTAATGCATTATCTTGAAAAGAAAACTGGTTGGAAGTGTGTCAAGTACTCGTTTGACAAAGAGGATGAAGAGGATAATTATCACTGGGTTGATTGGCCTGAACGTCATAGCAGAAAGAAACTTGATGATGAAAAGTCAAATGACATTGTAAGTTACAACCGTAATCGCAGATGTAGAACCTCAAGTACTGAAGAAAGACCTTTTGAAGAAAATTTCAAAAGCGTAGGTCTGCGTGATTACGATATTGACTTTATTCGTGAACGATGTCGAAAGTTCATGGGTGTTGATCTCTCAACAAAAAAACGAAAAGGTACAGCTATAACAGTCATTGCTGTTGATGATGAACGAAACTATGTTATTGATGTAGCAGTAGGTGCTTGGAAGATTTCTGAGAAGGTCGATAAAATACGTCAATATTATGATATCTATCAACCTGAACTCATATATGTCGAAAATAATGCGTTACAGGATGATATTGTTGATGCACTTAATGTCTCAAGTGGATCATCATTGCCTATAAAACCATTTACAACAGGTGTTGCTAAACATTCGTCGCTTGAACGTCTTGCAATTGAAATGGAAAATAATAAATGGAGATTTCATTTTCCCTCACGATGTCACAAAGTGCTTGATGGAAAGGGAATCGCTGATTCAGATTGGTCTAGATTCTTGCTGGAAGTAAAAATGTATCCAGATTATCCTAACAACGATATGCTGATGTCCTGGATGTTTTCAGCTGAAGCGGCTAAGAAGTCATATGGGTCGTCATTGCAATTTAGACTTATAAATTTGAACGATGATGATGATGACTTTGCATTTTTTGATAAACTTGATCGAATGAGAAAAACATTCTCATTTAAAGATTATTATCCCAATAATTCTATAAGTCGAAATTCAGGTTTTGAGTTCAAAGATAGCTATGCACATATTGTTGATTACATAAAAAATAACTTGACACCCGATTTTGAAACGGATAGAATCAGCGAGTTATCTTTTGATGGCGATGAAGAAGAATTTAAGATAGTTTTTGAGGATATGAAGAATTTTTATCAAGTTATGAATGAATAAATAAAATTGACAACAAACTTATCACTGTTGTAGGATAACTCTCATGGGTATACGAAACTCGATTGCAAATTCACTCGTTAAATTAGCGAAATCGGTTAAACGTCCAGAACATATTTTCAATGATGACACAATGTACAAGCTACATCCTAGTTTCGATGATCCTGCTTCTCGTGATCAACAAGCAGTACTTTTAAATGCTTATCGAAACGTACTTTGGGTCTTTTGTGGTGTGAACACGATTGCTACGAATGCCGCAATGGTTCCTCTGAAAATTTATCGTAAGCTTGATAATGACAGAGAAGAAGTTCATCATCATCCACTTAATGAATTGTTTGACAATCCGAATAAGCTTTTGACCCGTTTTGAACTATTTGTTAGAACATTTGCTTTTTTAGAACTTGCAGGTAACTCGTATTGGTTTTTAGAGCAACCACATAGACCTGTTGATGAACAATTGTTTGGATCAGATCCTATCAAGATACATATGGAACGTCCTGATATGGTCGAAGTTACAAGTATGAATAAATCTGAACGTATAAACTATACTCGAAATGTTAATGATAAAACTGTAAATATTGGGATGGAAGATGTTGTTCATTTTACGCATTTTAATCCTTTTAGCATGTATTCGGGATTGCCTACAATTACTGCGGGGCAAGATTCTCTTATTATTGAGTTGTATCTTTCAACGTTTGGCAAAAGCTTTTTCAAAAATGCTGTTGTACCTTCTATGGTATTTAGCACTGATCAGGAGCTTTCTGATGCGGCCTTTGAACGATTCAAAGTTTTGATTGAAAGGCAATATAAGGGTGCTGAAAATGCTCATCAGCTACTTATGCTAGGGGGCGGACTTCAACCTCTTGATGTTAAAATGAGTTCACCGACTGATTCTGATTATACAAAAAGCAGTGATCTTGTCAGAGACAAGGCTTTGATGAACATGGGATGTTATCATCTTGTAGCTCTTGCAAGAGGTGATAATGCGCAACAAGCATATCGAATGTTCTGGCAGGATACTATGATTCCAAGATTACGCAACGTTGAGCAGACCTTAACAAAAAACTTTCTTAGTGATAGTGATTTGTTCTTTGAATTCGATACTCGTGCAGTTGCCGGATTGCGTGATGATTTCATGGAAGAAAGTCTAGGGTATTTTCGTTATATACAGTCTGGTGTCATGACGAGAAATGAAGTTCGTAATAAACTAGGTATTGAAGGCGAAATAGAAAACGGAGATTCAACTGGACTAGGGTATGAACCAGCAGTAAGTCGCTTCTCGAGTAATGAGGAACGAGCCACTGTTGAGCAGTTGTCAGATAACATGGAATTTAGCCAGCTTGAACTCGGATTGATGAATGGTCGAACTAACCCGTAAAAAAATACCTTGCTTGACAATTTCACCAATCAAAACTATTATATTACGATATGCCATATCCTAGTGAACACGCCGCAAGAATCAATTCACCTGGTAAATATAGCCAATTTCGAAGAAGAAATAATGATTTAGGTTCTGGTATTGATGTTATATATGGTATCAAGAATGGTAAGTCTGAAATACAAGCAATACGGTTCGACAAGAATAAATTTACTGTTGCACAAGCTAGAAGCTGGCTAAAGAATCGCGGGATGAGAGCAATTAGTTTTGAAGCGGCTGTAAATAAATCTCGTTCGGATGCACCTAATTATAGATATTCTCCTAAGGGACCGAACAATTGTGATTCAGGTTGTGAATATTGGAAAGCCTTTGATCAATATAAAAGTTACTGTGAAAAATATGAGTTTTTCTGTGATTCTAAATGGGTTTGTGATTCTTGGGAGTCTAGTTTGAAAAAATCTGGTAAATGGAATGAATGGCAGGGTGAAGGATATAAAAAGCCAAGAAAGAAGCCTAAGAAAAAGGTTATTAAAACTGATTTTCCCAAAAAAGGTGATAATCGAAAAGTTAGTTTGATGAATAGTATGCATAAACAGTTTGATTATAAATATGCATCTGAGCTTAAGTCAAATTATTCTGAGTTATGGAAACGTGCAGGAACAGGAGGGAATCCTCCAACATCCTTTACTGGTGATGATTCTTTTCGAATGTGGACTAAGTATCGTGATAAAAAGCGAACAAAGGGTGTTCTTGCTTGGGTTAAACGACGTGAAAAGTTTGCAATGCGTCATTTTAACAATGTGGGATTGAATGGTGCAATAGCTCACATGAAGTGGGGAACAATTAACGCTTCTGGGATTTCCGGTATGAAAAAAGTTGTTAATCAAGCTAAGAAAAAAGTTGATGACAGGAGACGTAAAAGACGTATGCGTAAAGATAACGATAATTCCGAGTTAACTGCAATTATTAAAAATGTAGATGAGGAAAAGCGTATTGTTAGCGGGCCTGTTCTTGTTCCTGATATTGAAGACAGACAAAACGATGTTATTTCAGAGGAAGAAATAGTTAAGGCCGCACATTTGTTTATGAAAGACTTTCAACAAATAAACATTTTGCATTCATCTAAGTATGATGAGTTTGCAAAAGATATTTTGCCCGTTGAATCGACTGTATTAAAAAATGATGTAGATTATTATGGAAACGGTGAAATTCTTAAAAAGGGTACGTGGATTCTTGATGTATTTATCGGAAACGATAAAGTCTGGGATCTCGTTAAAGATGGTAAGATTCGAGCTTACTCTATAGAAGGTCAAGGTGAAAGGATACCTATCGCATGAACGACGAACTCATTAAAGAAGATGAAGATGAGGAAGAGAAGGATAAGCGCAAACGTGCTAGACTTCGAAATCTTCGTGTAAACTTCGTTTCTCTTGTTGATGATCCTGCAGTACAAGATTCTTATTATAGGTTTATCAAAATGCAAAAGGATGATCAAGGTTTGCAACAAGAAATGCCAGGATTCGAGTCTGATGAAACCACTGAATCAACTGAAACTGATGTATTAGTTGAAGAAGTTGTAGAATCATTAGAAACTCGGGTATCTGAATTAACATCTTTAGTAGAAGATTTATCTGAACGATTCGTTGATCAAGCTGAAAATCAAAATAGGCTTGAAGGATTAATGGGTGAAGTTCAAGATAGATTTTCAGCTATGAATGAATCTTCGCAAGAAGATGAGCAAGATGCTCAAGAAACATCTTCGGCTGATTCAGTCGAAACTTTGTCTGTTGAGGATAATTCTGATGAAGAACTTGACTCACAGATTTCTTCAGAAATGTTGGAATCGTTATCTGAGTTGACAACGATTCCAACATTTCTGAAGAA